TCACACCGCCCTCAAATGACGACCACCCGACAACTCCCGATCCATCACATCGGCGATCTCATCCAGCCCGTCTTCGAATAGTCCCGCGTAACGGTTCAAGGTTTCCGAGGTGGAGGCGTGCCCAAGCTGTGCGCTGACGAGCTTCACGTTCGCCCCAGCCTGAACCAGCAAACCAGCGGCCACATGGCGTAGCCCGTGAACCGTCACCCGAGGGAACGTATCGTCTTCCTTCTGGCACTTCTCTACTGCTGAGTAAAACCATGAATTGTGCCCCGGGGCCATGAGAAATCCACCCTTCGTGTTCGTCCACAACAGCGCGTCGGAAGCCTTGCCCTGCGCCCGCACCGCGAGCTTGTCCAATACGAACCGGGAGATAGCCACAGACCGAGTCTTATGTGTCTTCGGTGTGCCTAGAGTGATGGTGTTCCCTGTTTTGGCAGCATTGCGACTGATAGCGATACGTCCGGTGGTGAAGTCAATATCCATTGGGCGTAAAGCGATAGCCTCACCCCAGCGCAAGCCAACGGTGCCAAGGAGGAGAACAAGGTCTTCACGGTCACCACATTTAGTAGCTAAGGTTTTGAGCTGCTCCATCGTGAGGTACACGTTCACACCCTTAGAGCGCCGAGGAAGTTTCACCCCGCGAGCAGGGTTCCGAGCGATCAGATTGTCCTCAACCGCAATCTGCAGAATCTGCGACAGCACGTTGTGCGCGTGCCTCGTCCAGGACGCGGAATGAGCCGAGCCACTAACCCACGTCTGCACCATCGACGGGCGGATAGAAGCCACGCGATAATCACCCCAATGTGGCTTCACAGTCCCCTCCCAGACCTGCTTGTACATTGCCTTCGTGGAGGGCTTGAGGTGACTGCGGGTCGCGAGCCAGGTCTCTGCCAGGTCGGAGATGGTGATCTTCGCCCCGGCTGGGTCCACCCAGCTACCATCGCCGATACTGACGGCGTTTTTGTCTGCCCATGCTTGGGCTTTCGCTTTTGTTTCGAACCCGCGTTTGGTGCGTGATTTCCCGTCCGGGCTGCGGTACTGCACACGCCACTTCGTTCCCTGTTTTGTGGCGTATTTCTTGATCGATGCCATAAACTATCCTTTGCTAGCCAGCGCTAATAACACGCGCCGGGCGGCACTTCCGCACCCCTCGTTAGTGAGAGGTTGCGTGTGCCCTGTAATGGGTAACCTAACCGCCTGCGGTGCTCAATGATGTGGTTATTAGCGAGCACCGTAGGCGGTCTTTTTCTTGGGGTATTATGTTGCGTGACTTGCTGTTGCAGGTCGCCTTTCCTGACGGCGCTGATTGGCTTCCGCCGCCAGGGCGTGTTGGAGCTGAGATTGCGTCAGCAGGATTGGTCCACCGCCTGATAGGAAAGGGGGTGAAGTGACAACATGGGCAAGCCGATTAAAGGTAAAGCCCGGCACGCAATTGGTGAGATTGCATCCCGGGCTTTGTCCTCGCTGGTAGCCAGGTTGCTCGCGGATGTGGTTCGCGAGTTTATGGGCTGGCCTACTAGCTAGCTTCACAAAGGGTCTCTACTTGTCGTTGCGGGCGGGTAGAGGCCCTTCGCCTTGTTGGGTGACATTAAGGCTGATTGGAGGCTTAAATGTCATCACCCATGATAGTGGATGCGGAGATCAGCGCAACCCGTGTAGCGCTACCTCGGGTTTTCCCGCGCTGACATAACGGAAAACCGGGGCGCTTTTCGTGTTATCCGGCTGATTGCCACCGGTTCCTGCCATCGGATGCGGGAGCGCACACCATTGGTTTCCCGGTCTTACTGACGCCGGTCCCGCCGGAGCAGTACGCTCCTGGGTGCACGGTTCCGGCACCTGTTGACGGTGGCTCGTACGCGGGTTGTGGGGCTGGTGCAGGTTGTGGGGCAACCGGTGCTGGGCGCGGGGCAGGAGCAGGTTGCTGACGAATCGGGGCAGGCTGACGAGCGGGAGGAACATAAGGGCGATCCTCGTCATCACTCTCATTGTCGACCCGTGGAGATACTGGTTCAGCACTTGCCGTGGTAGTCGGTGAGGTTGTTGGTTCCACTGATTCAGTTGTTGGAGCAGCAGATGTTGTCTCGGTCGGTGTCTCGCTCGTTGTTGGCGCCTCCGACGATGGTGGTGGTGGGGTAGAAGATGTGCTCGATGTGGCCGGGGCGGTTTCGGTGTTTCCTTGTCGCTCGGGCAAAAACGCACCACTGGCAAATAACATCACGATGGATGCGATGGCGATGATTGCCCAATGCCGTTTCATTGGTGCTGCGCCATTTTTCTCTCGGTTTTCGTGGACAAGCCACCAGATTCCCGGAAGGCAATTGCTAGCCCCGCGAGCAGACAGAAAAGAAAATCTCCACTAGTGATCCCGCTGAGAATCAGGATTGCTCCGAATCCCACGGCGATGAAGGCTAGCGCTTTTTTCCAGAATGGCTGTTGGCGGGGAGGGTTCGGATTTGGAGGGGGTGGGGTGACTGCTGACGGGTTGAGATAGGGGTTCGCGTTCATGCTGCTAGTTCTTTCAGGACGTTCGGGTGTAGTTGGAGGTAGACCTTGAGTAGGCGGGGTGTGACTTCGAGGTCGATTGCGAGACTGTGGAGGTCGTGGCGGTGCCATAAGGCGAGGTGTTTAAGCTCGTCGTCGTTGATGAGGAGCTTTGCGGCGAACCTGTCCGCTCGGTCTTCCTGGCGCTGGTCGAAGTCGTCCCGTCCTGTTTTCTGGTCGTTGTACACGGCGTGCCCGAGTTCGTGGGCAAGCGTGGATTTATAATCCCACACGGCCATGTCGTACATGGTGGAAATGGTGCGCAAACTGGGGGAGTACCACCCTTTGGGGAGTCCGTGGTGGTGCTGGAGGTTGACGCCCATGATGTAGGCCATGTCGTGAAGATCATGGATCGAGGTCATCGCTCACCTCGATGCTGTTTCTTGTTAAGCTCTCGCACCTCGCTTTCAAGCTGGCGCATATCGATCTCGTTTACTTCGTTGTCTAAGCGCCGCTGGTAAGCATCCCATTCGCTCAGCGCTTTATTCTGAGCCTGCGTCATTTTCCGTGTTCCGAAACCTTGGAGGACCTGTCTTTCGTTGAACACAAGCCACGCATCGGTCTTCTTCACCCAGTCCTCGAGAAGCAGGGTTTTCCTCATTTCTGCCTGGTCTTCTGCATAGTCCAAGAACATGCTGGTAAGCCGGTTCATTCGCTTGGCTTCGTCTTCGTGAAGATAGTTTTTGGCAGTGATCATGTCTTTTTTGTGAGGTTTTTCGCCATCCCAAGTAGTGAGTCCTGCGTTTGGTTGGGTGTTATCTGCTCGTTCCCAAATGAGTTCCGCAGCGGTTTTGCCGTGTGTTGCGTAATGCAACCGGTTTTGGATCCCTGCGAAGAAGTTTTTGACCGACTTATAGTCTTTCACTTCGTGATAATCGTCGCTGGTTGCGGTTATGACGTCGAGAACCTTGCGGAACATCTGGCGTTCGGATGCGCGGATTTCGCGAATGCGTTCAAGTAGCTCGTCGAAGTGAGTGTCGATGCCGTCGTTCTTGAGTCGTTGGTCGTCCATGGCGAATCCTTTGACGAGGTATTCGCGTAGAACCTCGGTTGCCCATTTGCGGAATTGGGTTCCGCGCTGTCCGCGCACTCGGTATCCGACTGCGAGTATGGCATCTAGGTTGTAGTGTTCGATTGTTCTAGTGACAGTTCTTCCCTGCTCAACTCCAACATTTTCCAATCTTGCAACAGTTGACTCTCGATTTAATTCGCCTTCGTCGAAAGTGTTTTTGAGATGTTTGCTGATGGATGAGACACCTACGTTGAATAATTCAGACATTTGTTTCTGTGTTAGCCACGCGGTGCCATCTTTAAGTTGCAGGCGAACCTGTGCTGCGCCGTCTTCGGTTGTGTAGATGGCGATCTGGTCGTGTTTATCGTTCGTAGTCATCTAGGGTGCCTCCTACTTCTGGGCTGCTGTCTGCTACTGCGTCATCGGGCATGCCGTTATCGTATGGGCGCTGCTCGACAGCAGGGGTGGTTGGTGGGGCGAATTCGAACACTTCAGCGTCTTCGTCCAGATCCACCACGTCATGGTCATCCGTGGCGGTGAATAGGTGGCGCGCCTCTGGGTCGGAGCGGCGGTTGATCTCCTCGAGCAACTGGCGGTTCGTGGCCTTAGGGAGTACGAGGTTCACACCGGGGGTTTCCACCTCGTGGGGGAATAGGTAGCCGGTCTCCACGAGGCCTTCCACCGCGGGGTGGTCGTAGGCGCGACAGAGGGCGATAACCATCTCAGGGGAAAGGGCACCGCGGTCTGCCTGTCGCTGGAGTGTGGTCTGTGCGTAGCCAACTTTGTGGGACGCCTGTCGCATCGAGTCGCCCCGCAAAAGGTCGTTAAGCCAGTCTTTGTGTTCCATGAATGACACGATATAGCGTTTTGTAGTCATCGTCTATTCATGCAGGCAACAATACCTAATGGGGGTAGTTGAAAGGGGTAAGTCTAATCACATGTCTGGCATTCGGTAGTCACCTATGGCAATCTGTAGTCAGCGCCGCAAGAGCGGGGCACAGAACAAACCAAAGGAGGCCAACGTGATTGCCACTCAAGCGCCGCGTTACCGCTTCCGTGAGGGCGCACTAGACCACATCATGCGGTCAAGGAATCTCACCACCGATTCACAGCTCGCAGCAGCAATCGGAATCAAAGAAGAGGACTTGCAGCGCGTCCGAGCCGGAGCATTGGTCAGCGCCCGCCTAGCGCTCAAAGTCAGCGCACTTCAGGGCGACGAGGACTACATCATCGGCTATTTCGAGCCGATCTATGACCTAGCGGCATAAGAAAAGCCCCTGCTGGAACAGGGGCCTCAAGAGAAAATCGAACAGTCACTAAGGAGACTACACCATGAGTAATCAACTCGCATCCATCCCGTTTCACGGGCAAACGGTCCAGTCGGTACAGCTAGACGGGAAACCAACTGTGGCCCTCAAGCCCATAGTTGAAAACTTGGGTGTCGACTACAGTCGTCAACTCAAAAAGCTAAAGGAAAAGTCGTGGGCTAACCTTTCCGCCGTTTCGGTCGTGGCGGGAGATGGAAAGTCGCGGGAAATGACTTGCATCGACCTACGCACCCTGACGATGTGGCTCGCCACCATCGACGAAAACCGAGTATCCGAAGAAGCCCGCCCTCTCGTCGTGGCATACCAAGCAGAGATCGCCGACGTCATCGAGTCCTACTGGGCGAAAGGCGGCGCAATCAACCCCCGCGCCAACGAACACCAGATCAACGCCTTGATCTTCCAGGCCCGCTCTCAGATGGAACTCTGCCAAGCAGCCAAGGGTCTCATCCGTGACGAACACCTAGAAGCCAAGGCGCGAATCATCCTCGCCCGGGGTCTAGGTGAAGCGCCAGAGCTGGAAGCTAAGGACAGGCCACTGTACACCTCGGATTTCCTTGCAGAAAAGAACCTCTCGCAAAAGAAACTCAAGTCGGTCTCGGGCGTATTCGGCAAGCGCATGAAGGCTGCCTACACCCTTGAACATGGCACGGAACCGGAGAAGTATCCGCTGAACCTTCCTAACGGTCAGGTTCGCCATGTTAACGCCTACACCGAAGCAGACCGTCCTCTCATGGAGCGGGTCTGGAACAAGTACTACGACACAGCCGCATAATCGTCTGGTTCGTCTGGGAGGGGAAGCCTGGACGAGCCATACCAAAAATAACCGTCACCGTGACGTAACAGCCCCAACCTTGGACACGCCCAGAATCATGCTCTGGTGGGGCACAAGGGCACACGCCCGTGATATTTGACAACTCAATCGAGAAGCACACCGCACACTACGGGGCGGGACGACCTTTCAGCGAGCGCCGGTGTTCAGACGCGCCATGACCCGAAAGACCCCGACCTACACCATGCCTAGGGTCGCGCCGGGCATGAGGAAACAGCGTGTGACCTCTCACCCCAAGGCCCACACAGGTGCAAGTACGCCGCCGACCACGCCACAGGCGCGCGCCGGATGACGTGCAGACGGGTTCGAATCCCGTCGTGGGCACAAGGGGGTGTGTGAAAGCCAGTTCCCGACGTTCCTGGCCAAGCAAGCACCTATGAGCCCGGTCTCGCCTTTCTGACGGGCTCCGCGCGCTGCACACCCCCCCCAACACACACAAAGGCCCCACCCGTGGCAGCGGAATGGGGCCCTAAAAGAAAACGACTATTTGAAAGGAACAGTCGCAATGAAGATTACCAAACAACGCGCTAAAGAGCTCATGGAAACCATCGAGCTAGTGCTTGGTCCAGACAAGCGCACAGCAACACTCACCATCACTGACTTCGCCAAGATCACCGGCAAGCACCGCATGACCATCTGGAAAGCCTGCGCACGCGGAGACTTACCTGCCTCCCAAGAACGCAAAAACTGCAAATACAGCATCGACTACAGCGAACTTGACCGCTACCTGCCACAGGAGGCCGCGGCATGAGGCACGACCAGACGTCACCGTTCGATCGGATCTTCTTGCCTCGCGACACCGAGGTGTGGCGCGACCATGTGCGCATGATCGCCGAGATTGACCAGTGGCTCGAAGAAGACGAAAAGGCCTTGCGCAGGGAGCGGTTCTACCGGAAATTCGAAACCTGCTTCACCGGCACCCTACTCGCCCTCATCGCCATACTCGGAATCACCCTCATCACCTACAACACATGGAGCTCATCTTCTAATGCCACTCATCGACCCATACGAGCGCGACTTAGGGACGCCATTGCCCAGCCCAGTCGCACACATCATCTTCACCATCATCTTCTTCACAGCCCTCATCGCCCTGGCGGTAATCCTATGAACTTCGAGGACAACGCCCGCCTGCAAATCTGCGTGAAAAAACTCCTCGCCCTCGGGTGGGGACCGACCGCCATAGGACAGCTTTTCGAGCTCACGAAAAAACAAGTGTACGAACTGCGTGATGGGCACACATTCCGCGCCGAGGTCGAAGACCGCATCATCAGCGCCCTCAACCGCGTCGAGTTCCTCCCCGATCACATCAGGAACGAAACGCATTATGTATCGCAGCTAAAGGCGCTCGGCCACACCTATGAGGGACTCGCCAAGCTGGTCGGCACCTCTGCCCATCACCTTTCGGGAGTCAAAGTGCGCAAGGTACCGAAGCCCGAAGTGATCGACCGGCTGAAGCAACTCGGCGGGGACCAACTGTGCCACCCCGACCCATACGCACTAACGCCCTGCGTCTATGAGGGGTGCCTCGCCGCAGGCACATACGACCCGATGGCGGAAGCCACGTTTTGCAGGGTCCACGCTGCTAACGCGCGTCGAATCCTCCACTCCTCGAAAGAAAGGATCGCAGCATGACCAACACCATCGACCACCCCACCAGCCAATAAGGAGCCAACCCATGCACTACCCACACGACCCACTCACACGCTTCGCCCAAGGCAAACCCATACCAAAGCGACTCCTCCACGAACTCGCCGACGACGGCTACATCGCCCTCGACCACCACGACAACACCTACCGACTCACCCCACACGGTGACGCCACCCTCAACCACCAGTAAAGGACACAGATTCCCATGTCATGGATGACAAAAGACCTCACATTGAAGCTCCTCGAGATCGCCATCACTGGCCTGGTCGAAGCACACGACACGATCAAGGCCACCCAGCCACAACCCGAAAAACCAGCACCAGCACAACCACCAGCACCAGCACAGGCACCAACGGACCCCACCCGCACACCACCAGAAGAAGACGACATCCCAGAACCAACCCCCACAATGCCAGACATCCAAACCGCGCTCCGCACCATCGCCCAAGCCGAAGGCGTCGACTGGATCCAAAACACCCTCTTCCCAACCCTCAACATCACCAACATAACCACCCTCCCAACCAACAACATCCCCCAAGCATGGGACCTCATCCAAACCCACCTCACAGAAATCCAACTCGCACAATGACCCACAAACCACCCGCAGGACACGCCGACCGAGACCACGCCCTCCTCTCCGCATCCGGCGCCAACAGATGGCTCAACTGCACCCCCTCCGCCCTAATCGAAACCCGCTACCCCGACACATCATCAGACGCCGCCGACCAAGGCACCGCAGCCCACGAACTCGCCGAACACAAACTCCGCAACCACCTCGGCACCGACACCACCCGCCCCACATCCACCTGGCACGACGAAGAAATGGAGGACCACACCGACGCCTACGCCGACCACGTCATGGCCGAACTCACCCGCACCAAGGAGACCAGCCCCGCCGCGTTCCTCTCCATCGAAGAACGCCTCGACTTCTCCCACATCGTCCCCGACGGCTTCGGCACCGGCGACGCGGTCATCGTCGGCGACGACACCATGACCATCGTCGACCTGAAATACGGCAAAGGCGTCGAAGTCTCAGCCAAGAACAACCCACAAATGAGGCTGTACGCCCTCGGCGCACTCGCCCGCTACGGCATGATCTACAACATAAAGACCGTGCGCATGGTCATCTTCCAACCACGCCTCAACAACATCAGCGTCGATGAAACCAGCGTGGAAGAACTGACCACCTGGGCACGCGATGTGGTCGAACCCCGCGCCCACCTCGCAGCAGCAGGGGAGGGCGAACTGACCCCCGGCCAGTGGTGCACCTTCTGCAAACACGCAGCACAGTGCCCCGCAATCGCCACCCAATACTTCGACGCGATCCCAACGACCAGCCAGGTGTGCCCGCAGCACCCGACCCGGACACCCTCACCGACGAACAAATCGCCACGATCGTCACCCACTCCGGCGAACTGAAGAAATGGCTCACCAAAGTCGAAAAGCACGCCCTCGAACAGGCCAATGACGGGCGCACGTATCCGGGGTTGAAGCTTGTCGAAGGCCGCTCAGTCCGCCGGTTCACCGACACCACCGCTGTCGCCCAGGCCGTCGAAAACGCCGGACACGACCCCTACAAACGCACCCTGCTCGGCCTGACCGATCTGACGAAACTCCTCGGGAAGAAACAATTCGACACGCTCCTTGGCGAGTTCATCGAAAAACCCGCAGGGAAACCAACGCTCGTGCCCGCATCAGATAAACGGCCGGAGCTGAGCGTGGCGACAGCCGACAACGTATTCCATGAACTCGGAAAGGAACCAGAGTGACCCAGGCACGCACCGACGCAGACAACAAAGCGTCAGCCCGCTGGCTCGCGCAAAACATACTCCGCGACTGCGACTACATGGACGTCATCGACGCCATCGACGACATAGACGAACACGACGCAAAAGACATCCACGGGTACATCTGCACCGCGACCGTCCACATCAAATAACTAAGAAAGGAAACAAAAATGACCCAGAAACGCACCGACGAGGTCACCACTGATAAGCCACGCCGATACGCAACGATCAAACAGGCAGCGGAGTACGCAGCCTGCCACGTGAACACTATCCGCACGCAGATAGCCCGGGGGGAATTGACCGGCTACCGCATGGGGCGGCGTGTTATCCGCGTCGACCTCAACGAACTAGACGACAACATGACCACCACCCGCGATGAGGAGGTGGCGTAACACCACCCCCTTCCTGCTGCTAGTCGCGACGATCCACCAGCCACCCCCAAACCCATCCCCAGTTATCCGAAAAAACCGGATAACCCAACGTCCAAGAAAGGACACACAACCATGGCCATCAACCAACGCACCGTAACCATCTACGGACGCCTCTCCTACGCCCACCTCAACACCCCACACGCCCCCAACGACCAAGCCGAACCCAAATACTCCGCCACCCTCCTCATCGACAAAACCAACACCGACGCCATCAACACCGTCAACCAGGCCATCAAGGCAGCAGTCGACGACGGAGTCTCCCGACACTTATTCAACCAACCCATCGACCCCACCCACACCAAATACCCACCCCTACGCGACGGTGACACCCCCAACGACAGCGGCGAGCCCCGCGGCCAAGAATTCGCAGGCCACTACTTCATCGCCGCCAAAAACAAAAAACAACCCATCGTCGTCAACGCCCAACGCCAACCCATCATCGACCCCGACGAAGTCTACTCAGGCTGCTACGTCAACATGGCCATCGAATTCTACGGCTACTCCAACAGCGGCAACAGGGGCGTATCCGCCTCCCTCATCGGAGTGCAAAAAGTCAAAGACGGCGAACGCCTCGGCGTAGAACCACCAAAAGCCGAAGATGTCTTCGGAGTCGTCAACAACAACACCACCGGCAACAACAGCCCATGGTCCACCCCAGGAGCCGACACCCAAAACCTCGGCTTCTAACAACCCCAACCCACCCCAAACAGCCCGGCCTCCGCACAAGGCGGACACCCGCGTCACGGCGGAACCGGGCACAACACACAACCAAAAAGAAAAGGAGACCCACTCATGAGCGCCCCACGCGAACTCACCATCTCCACCGCCACCAACCGGCGCTCAACCACCTGGACCAACACCCACACCGACACACACGCCCTCATCAACCACATCTGCAACCCAAAAACCATCAACACCACCACCGCCAAATACCACCAACTCCCCAAAAACCACAAAGACAACCTCAAAGACGTCGGCGGATTCGTCGGAGGCCACCTCAAAAACGGACGCCGCAAAAAAGGCAACGTCCTCGAACGATCATTCATCACACTCGACATCGACAACGCCCCCACCACCCTCACCCAACACCTCAAAAAAACCTGGCCCTTCGGCTGGTTCGCCGCCACCACCGCCAGCCACACCCCCCAACACCCACGCTGGCGCATCTTCGTCTGGCTCCAACGCAACATCACACCCGACGAATACGCCGCCATCAGCCGACGCATCGCCGAAGACGCAAACCCCGGCCTCACATGGTTCGACCCCACCACATTCCAACCAGAACGCTTCATGTACTGGTCCGCCGTCTGCACCGACGGCGAATTCCTCACCGACAGCAGCACCAAACCAGACCTCGACCCCGACACCTACCTCGCCCGCTACAGCCAATGGATGGACGCCACCACATGGCCAGGCACCACAACCGAAACCATCCACCGCCAACAACAACACAACGGACAAGTCCAAGACCCCAGAGAAAAACCCGGCCTCATCGGAGCCTTCTGCCGCACCTACGCAATCCCCCAAGCAATCGCGAAGTTCCTCCCAGACATCTACACACCCGGCACCACAAAAAACCGCTACACGTACGCCCACGGCAGCTCAGCTAACGGGCTCATCGTCTACGACAACGGCCTCCACGCCTACTCCCAGCACGCCACCGACCCCATCAGCGGAACACTCGTCAACGCCTTCGACCTCGTCCGCATCCACACCTACGGCCACCTCGACGCCACCACACCAGAAAACACCCCAACCAACCGACTGCCTCCTACACCGCGATGACCAACCTCATCGAGGGCGACAACCCCACCAAACTCAACAACGCACAACACCAAATGGAACTAGCCCAACAACTGTTCCACACCACCGAAACCACCAAAAACAAGAACAAGGACAACAACAATGACACCACCAGCACCGACTGGCTCGCCCAACTCGAAACCAAAAAAGACGGAACCTTCGCCGACACCCTCACCAACTGGATCCACATCTTCACCCACGACCCCCACCTCAACCACATCTCCTACAACGAACACGCCGAACGCATCGAAGTCCGAGACCCCGGCATGCTCCCCTGGAGACAACTCAAACCCGGCTGGACAGACAACGACGAAGCCCAACTCCGCGCCTACATCACCCACACCTACAACGGCCTCTACGGCCCCCACAAAATGACAGACGGACTCCAAGCCGCAGCCACCACACGCGCATTCCACCCCGTCCGCGACTTCTTCAACACCCTCCCACCATGGGACGGCACACCACGCGTCGACACACTCCTCGTCAACACCCTCGGCGCACCCAACACCCCCTACACACACGCCGTAACACGCAAAACACTCGTCGCAGCCGTAAGACGCACATACAAACCCGGCTGCAAATTCGACCACGTCCTCACCCTCGTCGGACCCCAAGGAATCGGAAAATCCACCATCTTCGCCAAACTCGGCGGCCAATGGTTCTCCGACGCCCTCACCATCACCGACATGAGAGACAAAACCGGAGCCGAAAAACTCCTCGGCAACCTCATCGTCGAAATCGCAGAACTCGCCGGCATGCGCAAAATGGACGCCGAAACCGTCAAAGGCTTCGTCTCCCGCACCGACGACAAATACCGCGCAGCCTACGGCCGCACCGTCGAATCCCACCCCCGCCAAGGCATCATCGTCGGATCCACCAACGCCACCGAAGGCTTCCTCCGCGACCCCACCGGCAACCGCAGGTGGTGGACCATCAACGTCACCGGCAACGCCACAACCCCCGTCAACACCCTCACCGACGACACCCTCAAACAAATCTGGGCAGAAGCCAAACACTACGAACAGAAAGGAGAAAAACTCTACCTCGAAGGCGACATCGCCCAAGCCGCACTCGAAGCCCAAGCCGAAGCAGTCGAAGCAGACGACCGCGTCGGCATCGTCGCCGAATACCTCGACACCCCAATCCCCGACAACTGGGACCACATACCACTAACCATGCGGCGCATGTTCCTCGCCACAGGCAAAGTCAGCGACAACCCATTCGACGGGACAGACCAACCCATAGGCCCCCTAGTCCAACGCCACCAGGTGTCCAAAATCGAAATCTGGGCGGAATGCTTCAACCGCGACCCAGACTCCATGCGGAAGATCGACTCACACGAAATCACAGCGATCATTCAGCAACTGGAGAACTGGGAAGACACAGGGAAGAGGCAGCGGTTACCGATCTACGGGCGCCAGCGCATGTTCAAGAGGGTGCGCTCGAATGTTCGATTTAGCTCCAGCGAGTAAACCCCGGGACAAAGTTTGTCCCACCTTTGTCCCACCCCGGGACAAACGGGACAAAACAAAACTTTGTCCCAAACTTTGTCCCGGCGCGTTAGCGCAGGTAAACCCCCAAAAATCAACCACTGGGACAAACGGGACAAAGTTTTAGTAAAAGAGTCCAGATAGGGAATTAGGGGGTAAAAACAGCCCAAAACGCCTAAATCAGCCACCGTTTTAAAAACGGCCCCGACTTTGTCCCACCCCGCCAGAAAGACCCCACAATGGCACTCGAACAAAAACTCGAACAACACCTCGTCAACGAGGTACGCAAACACGGCGGACTCTGCTGGAAACTCACCAGCCCAGGCACCGCAGGAGTCCCAGACCGCATCATCATCCTCCCCGGCGGACGCATCGCATTCATCGAAACCAAAGCCCCCGGCCAACAACCCAGACCCATCCAGGTACGCCGACACAACCAACTCAAACAACGCGGCGCCCACATCTACACCATCGACCACCCCAACCAAATCCCCCACATCCTCCATGAAATACAAACCACACGACTACCAACAAGCGGCCATTGAATTCATGCGAACCCACCCACAAGCAGCCCTTCTGCTTGATATGGGACTCGGCAAAAGCGTCATCTCACTCACCGCCATCCAACACATGCTCACCGACGACTTCACCGCCATCCGCCCCCTCGTCATCGCACCCCTACGAGTCGCCCGCGACACATGGACCGAAGAAATCCACAAATGGGACCACCTCAACAACCTCCGCCCCGCCGTCATGGTAGGCACACCAACACAACGCCTCCGCGCACTCCACGCCAACGCCGACATCTGGATCATCAACCGCGAAAACCTCCCATGGCTCGACAAACAACTACACGGCACATGGCCATTCGACACCGTCATCATCGACGAACTATCCAGCTTCAAATCACACCAATCCAAAAGATTCAAAGTCCTCAAAAAACACCGGCCCCACATCAACCGGATCTACGGACTCACCGGCACACCCGCCCCCAACAGCCTGCTGGACATCTGGGCCCCGTTCCGACTCATCGACCAGGCACAAGACTCGGCGACACCATCACCGGCTACCGAGACAAGTACTTCACACCCGGCAGACGAAACGGGCACATCGTCTACGACTGGAAACTCAAACCCGGAGCAGAAGACAGGATCCACGGGGCTATCAGCGACATCACCCTGTCGATGAAAGCGATCGACCACCTGGACATGCCCGAAGCCACGATCATTGACCGGCGCGTCACCCTCGACACCACAGCCCAAGCCGCCTACCGGCGTTTGCGGGACGACATGGTGGCCGACATTGGTGGGGACATCGTCGACGCCGGAAGCGCTGGAGTGCTCGCAGGGAAACTCCAACAACTCGCGGCCGGGGCTATATACACCGACGAGGATCACAATTTTCGTCAGATTCATGACGCGAAACTCGACGCCGTCGACGACATCATCGAGGAAGCCAACGGGCAGACCGTGCTGGTCGCGTTCTGGTTCAAACACGACCTCTCCCGACTCAAAGCCCGCTACCCGACAGGCCGACTGTTGGACACTGACGCGGACATGGCCGCATGGAAGAAGGGCCGGTTGCCGATCGCGTTCATCCACCCCGCCAGCGCAGGGCACGGGCTGAACCTCCAGTCCGGTGGGCACATTCTGGTGTGGTTCACGCCGATCTGGTCGCTTGAGCTGTTTGAGCAGACGAACGGCAGGCTGAACCGTCAGGGGCAAACACATCCGGTAACGATCATCCGGATCATCGCCAACAACACCATCGACACGCACATCACCAAAGCGTTGGAGAAGAAAAACACGACCCAGCAGGCGCTGATTAAGGCAGTGTCTGCGACATTGAAAGGAAAGTAGATATGGAACCGATTCAAAGGCAGTTGAAGCGGTGGGGGACTGCACGCCTGTGTGAGGAAGCAGCCCGCCTGATCCGGGATAAGGGCGACGGTTCTGTGTGGGAGCCGTTCATGCAGGAGCTGATCGTCCGCGCCCTGGGCAAGCCTGCGACAGTGAAGAGGCCGGCGAGCGTTCATGGTGGGAATTTGGCTGAGCTTGAGAACAAGATCGTGATTCAGCAGCTGCAGCTTAAGGGTGCGGTGCAGCTGAATGAGTACCTGTTGACGCAGGTGCGTGCGGCGAAGGGGGTGAAGTGATGGAGTGGATTCTGTTTGCCGTTGTGCTGGTGCTGTGTGTGGTGGTGTGGTTGTTCCACAGGTTCTCTGTGGCGTTGCAGGACGCGTGCCTGGAGCTCCAGCACAGGCACCGTGAAGTGGTGGAGCGTCATGAGTGGACGCAAAAGGAGATTCGCAAGCTGCGGGGGATATTGCATGATTCCCGCCACACTGCGCTTCTCTACGGGCAGAAGGAAGAAGCCCAGCTAGCGGAGTGGGCGATCAAGAAACTAAAGGAGATTGAAGAATGACTGCACATGATTACGCCAAGATCGCCTCGATTGTGGGTGAGGATAAGATCGACGCTTTGCGTGAAGCGGGCGTGGAGATCGCGGAGAAGCCTACGAAGCCAACTATGGGTTTGTTGGGGCGTTGGGCGAAGCATGAGGAATACGGCGACGTGCTGGCAATCAAAGATAAGGCAGTAAACGGGAGCGTCGGCATATCGTATTTGGACGCCAACTTCGACGGCGACGTGGCGTTCAGAACCGTGCCAGTGTCCGAGCTGTCGTTCCCTGAGGAGACGACCCGCCCGGAGGACGTGCCAGCGGGCGAAGCATGGTTGGTGAATGCGGGGGCACATAAGAATGTGACAGCACTCAAAGATAGCGACGGAGATTGGGTAATGAGCTTGCCAAATTTTCTTAAGTGGTTCCAGGACTCCGATGTCACTCTGATTGCCCCGCTCGCCCCAGCCCGCCCTACGAAGCCGGAGACGGTGGGGACGGAAGAAGAATACATGGCGCTACCTGCGGGGAGCATTGTCGCGGGGAAGGATGACCACCCGTTCACTAAGTCCACTGGGGTCTGGACTGGTCCAGCAGCGGGTAGGAGCAGCTCGGAAATGGCCGGTAAAACCCGCCGAATTTTGCGCTGGGGGTGGGGAGAATGACCCCGGACGAAGCACGCGCGCTGCTAGCCCAGGCGCGCAAAAACAGCCCGCAGCCGGAGCACGCCCTACCACACATGGTTGATGGGAAAGACCTTGTGGACATGCTGGAAACGATCATCGAAACGGGGGAGCAATGAGCACTAACCATAAGCACCCCCTTCAAAGAGCCGTTGATTTAATGGGAGCCGCATTAACTGCTTACACACCTATAACAAACGACAGCTCAAGGCCGTTTTTGGTGTATCTTGCCGAGGTTCTTTACGATGCCGGACTACTCGCGCCAGACCTGCCCAAACCTGAATCGCCCGGCGATAGTGACATAACCGAGTGGCTCCCACTAGAACCGAGCTGGGACAAGCCAAACGTATGGATAACCCCCGGCGGGCGCATCATGACGCAAAATGTTGACCCCGGCAACTATACACCACACGAGGCCCGCAAAGTCGCCCTCGCGCTACTCGCAGCAGCAAACCACGCAGAACAGGGGCAGCAATGACCAGCATTAATGACTGCGCTAACTGCCTGCACGAACACCCGCTGCCCGAGTCGTATATTGCGGCACACACCGAAGCGGGAAGGCGATTACGTGCAGGCTGGCGGAACAAGAAATGCCCCGAATGTGGACTACACGGCTGGGAGAAGCCATGACAACTAGTGCAGACCGCATTAAATACCGTGACGCGCAGATCACCATAACCCACGGCCTAGCCGAAGATGGCGAACCGCTATTCCACGTCAATGTGCAGAGCGACCTGCCCTACCTCTACACACTCGGGCTGCTCGAAGCCGCAAAAGACAACCTCAAACGCCACTACGGAATCCCCGCCATACCAGACAGTGAGGATGATGAATGACCGCCCCGCTGTTTCATGAGTCCCTGTTGATTTGTGAGTGCTGCGGGGAATCCAGCCCCACCCGGTTCATGCACGAGTTGAACCACTATCTAGATCCGGGTGGTGAGTGTAGGAGCGCGCGATTGCGGCGGAGGCATGTGGAGGTTCGGGAGCTTCCGTGAATGTGGTGGGGAGTTATGATGTCCCCAACCATGAAAATAGAACACTCATTCGATAATGTGTGTATCGTCAACGACGACTACCGCAACCACCTCAACCAACTACACCAAGCCCACGTCCTCATCACCGACCCGCCCTACGGCATGAAATACCGAGGCCACGGCAACAAACACAAACCCATCACAGGCGACAACACCACCCACGCCCGCGACGAACTCATCACTCACTGGGGAACAACCAAACCAGCCATGATCTTCGGAACATGGCGCGTCCCCAAACCCCAATGCCGAAACACCATCGCCTGGATCAAAACCAACACAGGCCCCGGCATGGGAGCCCTCGACCTCCCATGGGGCAGCGCATGGGAAGAAATCTACATCCTCGGCAAAGGCTTCTACACACCCCACAAACGCCAACCCAACCACACCCACATCAACGCCTACCCATCAGGCAGCAAACAACGCCCAAACCACCCCACACCCAAACCAGTCGAACTCATGGAATGGCTCATCCAACACTGCCCACCCGACTGGACAATCATCGACCCCTTCGCCGGATCCGGAGCCACACTCCGCGCCGCCAGAAACCTCGGACGCACAGCCATCGGCTTCGAAATCGACCCCGACCACACACAAACAGCCGTCAACCTACTCCAACAAGACCAGGAAAAGGACACCCCACCATGACCGACAGCCTCGCCCCACTCCTCCGACACCTCGCCACCCACCTCCACCACCTCCAAACCGAAGTATGGGAAACCCGCTACCACTCGGCCCGCACATCACAAACAGGCGTGCGCACCAACACCACCGGACCCAGCAGCCCCACCAACGACACACAACTCACATACCTCACTGAGACCCAAGCCCGCCTCCGAGAACTCTGCACCAACATCTCCGAAGACCTCACCATCCCCATCCCCCAAACCGCCGCGGTAGGGAACTTCTGGGCAGCATGGCTCTACCGCCACCGCCACAAACTCCCCAACCTGCCGTGGTACGCAGACCTCACCGAAGAACTCCGCGACCTCGAAGCCGAACTACGCCACCGCATCCACCCCCAAGATCCCAACCTGCGCATCGAGCAAAGACAATCAGCCCGGTCAATATGTGCCAGACTTGCTAACATGGGGCACCACATCCAGCCAGCGACGCTCCGCCAGTGGTACAAACGCGGGAAAATCACCGCAGTAGAAAGAGCTGACGGCACCAACGGCTACCTACTCACCGAGGTACTCGATCAACTATAGGGGGGATTCGAGCGTGAATGCACTGCGCAAACTAGTGAACGAACGCTAAACTGAGTTACACTCGAACACCCCAGTTCAAGAAAGGAGCGGGGATGGAAAATGACCATCATCAACACGCACAAAGCGACCCGCCGCGCAATGAAGCGGGGAGTGGATCCAATGCTGATGGAACCTCGGAATTTGAGAACGACCCACAGAATCAAGCGGGCAAACCCCAACAGGGTGATCTCGACCGCCTGGCAACAGACGTTCAACACACTCGGCGAGAACATTCAGACGACCAGGAACAGCCACTAGAAGCGGAGTTAATCCCACGGGACGAAGTTCGCCAAGAAGTCACACGAATAATGACTTCTATCTGTCTGGGCCAACGCCATCGCCAGAAACGCTCAAGGCATTTAATGAAGTAGACCCTTCTTTTGCCGAGCGTGCCTTTAAAATGTCAGAGGAAACCGTCGCGACGAGTAATTACGAACGTAAAAAGCTTGTCGAAGGTGATGTTGAAGCAGTGAAACGTGGCCAATGGATGGCGTGGACATCGTCCGTTCTCTGTGTAATCGGAGCAGTTGTGTGCGCAGTCATCGGGCAGCCATGGGTGGCAAGCGTATTACTTGGCCCACCGATCATGCAATTTGGAACATCACTTGTGAGGACTATTAGAAAAGATGATTCCGAAAAGACCTCTCCAACAACAGAAGAGTGAGTAAGCATCTGTCACGCCTCGTGCTATAATCTGCACTTGAAACACTTAACCCCTCCACCGCCACTAGGTGCGAGGGGTTAAGTCGTATGCCAACAGCAGGCGAAGATCCAGCTGCGGTGCTTAAAATATCACCATCTACCGCTTCCCGCATACAAGGAAAGAGATCGCCTTGGCCTGCAAGCTAACGTTCCAATGCTCCCTGAACCACCAGCCCAACCAAGACGAAGCAGACAAAGTTAAAGCAGTCGCCTGCCTGCCTGACGACATGACCCGCGGCGCCTACGACGCACAAACACAAGGCAGACTCGTCCACGTATTCTTCGACTGGAAACTAACCGACCAAGACCGGCAGATCATCATCGACCGAGTAACCGCTAAGTTTCCGAATCTAACCGTCGCGAACTAAAGCCACCCAAACCCCACACCTCACCAACGAGGTCGTGGGGTTCGGTCATACCCTCAGGGAGGAGAACTGATGGCCTGGCCACATAACAACACCAACCACGTCACTACAACAACTCGTCATCGAATACTCAATCGCGACGGTCACCAATGCGCCCAATGCGGAACCATCAAAGGACCTTTTGATATCGACCACAAAAACAACAAACGCACGCCAACCTACAATCATGAGTCAAACCTCCAAGTGCTCTGCAAGCAGTGCCATAAAGTCAAAACGCAGCAGGAGTCAGGTGAGTGGAGACGTCAAATCAAACGCCGACCACGCACACCGATCGGGCTCAGCTGACCCAAGAGGTGGGGGGAGGCCCCGGCAGACCCCGATCGGCGGGGCGGAAGGCATAGGGCCTCGGATTCTGTACGGGTTGGGGACTTTTGTCTAGGTGGCCTGGGTGGTGTCCCAGGTTTGTTGTGGTTGTCTGTGTGAACTCGGTTTGGTTGTGGGGATGTTTTTTGGTGTTTGGGGATATTGGGGGCCGGGTTTTGTGGTTTCCGTATCGACAATAAAAACTTGTGACAAACCGCAGGTGAGAGTATATTTCTAGGTATGAGATGTACCGAATGTGGACGTGAAATCACACCAGGAAAACGAGGCCCTAAACCCCTGACATGTGGCGCCCGCTGCAGGCAGAAACGACACCGCCGGATCATCGCATCCCCATTCCCTGAATCGATGACCCAGACAGCCCGCTGGGCACGAGCGGACAAGAAGAAGCCCATTACTCCGACTGGTCGGCCCGCGTCATCTACCGACAATTCCACCTGGTCTCGATACCGCGACGTGCAACAAGGAGCCGGTGACGGCTACGGGGTCATGCTGGGAGGTGGCCTCGGCTGCTACGACCTCGACCACTGCATCGACGATGGCGTTGTGGCGAGCTGGGCTGTGGAATTCATCGGTGAAATCCCCGAAGAGATTGTGTTCATGGAACGCTCTGTCAGCGGAACTGGAATCCACGTTTTTGTAGAAGCCGATGAAACGCCGGGTTATAGGCGAGGCAAGGTGGAACGGTATTCGCGTGGGCGATTCATCAGAGTAACTGGAGTGCGTTTGGAGGTGTGAGTTTTATGCCGGGCCCGGTACCGAAGAAGAATGTTCGTCGCCGAAATGTACGCCCCGATTGGGTGCAGCTGCCGGCTGCCGGACGAAAGGGCCGTGCGCCGCGTTGGCCGATGCCAGGGCGCGCACCGGCGGGGTGGGCTGATCTTTGGAAACTGCCCCAGGCTGTGATGTGGGAGAAGAACAATTCTGTGATGCAGGTGGCGAACTATCTGCTGATCCGGAGGAATGCCCAGCAAGCGCTTTTCGTGGGAGAGCCCAATGCGGCGTTGTTGTCAGAGATGCGCCAGATTGAGGATCGGCTGGGTTTATCCCCGATGGCAATGCGAAGGTTGCAATGGGAGGTCGAGGGGGCTGAGGTGAAGCCAACGGCGCCGCCGGGAGGGAAGGTCGTGAATGCAGAGGATAGGTTCGCAGGACTCTAGTCTTGCCTTGCCGCCGGGGTATTCTCGGGGTGATTTGGGGCAGTGGATGACGCTGCCTTGGCCTACCGGTACTGATGACAAGCTTGACTTGTTGGAAAACTCGCTGGGTCCGTTGGTGATCGATTGGGCTGAGTGGCGCACTGACGAGCCGGGGTTACTCAACGATGAGGGTGAGCCGTGGCGTTTTACCGATGGCCAGGCCCGTTTTTTGATTCTGTGGTATGCGTTTGATGGTGAAGGGCGGTTTGTGTACCGCCGTGGCATCAAGCGCGGGGCCAAAGGAGTGGGTAAAGATCCGATGGCTGCTGCGATGTGCAATATTGAGCTTTTGGGGCCGTCGCAGTTGTGGTGGGACGGGGATCGTTGGGCTGGGAAGCGTCATGAGTTGCCGTTGGTGCAGATTGCGTCGAACTCGGAGGCGCAGTCTAAGGCGTTGTTGCGTGTGGCGAACTCGCAGCTTGGTTCGGAAGCGGTGTCATTTTACGGGCTGGATAAGGGGCAGACCGCTACGTATGTGAAGGGTGGTTCGGCTCGTATGGAGGTGTTGACGGCTTCGGAGCGTTCTGCTGAGGGCAATCCTGCGACGTTTTGTGTGTTGAATGAGTCGCATCATATGACTGAGTCGTCTGGTGGTAAGCGTCTCGCGCAGGTGGCGCGTCGTAACGTTGGTAAATCGAAGCGGGCGCTGCAGGCGCGGATTGTGGAGTTTACGAACGCGCATGCCCAGGGTGGTGGTTCTGTGGGGGAGAAATCGTTTGAGGCTTGGCAGAAGCAGCAGTCGGGGCGGTACAAGGGTCTGAAGAAGGATATTTTGTACGATTCGATTGAGGCTGATCCGCGTCTTGATTTTTATGATGCCGGGCAGCGGGATTTGGCGTTGCGCCAGGCGTATTCGGATGCGCCGTGGGCGGATATTCCGCGTTTGTCGGCGGAGATTGTGGACCCAGAGTTGTCGGCTGCTGAGGCGATCCGTTTCTACCTCAATGGTGTGGCTGAGCAGGAGGATGCGTATGTGGCTGCCCAGAATTTCGCGGCTCTTGCTGATCCCAGCAAGGTGTTCCACGAGGGTGATCAGATTGCGTTGTTCTTGGATTGTTCAAAGTCGGAGGATGCAACTGCACTGATGGGGTGCAGGATTTCCGACGGGTTTAATCAGACCTTGGGTGTGTGGTCGCGCCCGCGCGGTAAGCGCGGTGAGGGATTCCTTGTTGATCGTGCTGAGGTTGATGCTGTGGTGCGTGAGTGTTTCGACACTTACCGTGTTGTGTGGTTTGGTGTTGATCCGTCACCGGCGAAGGATGATTCGACTGAGGCGTCGTATTGGTTGCCGGTGATTGATGGGTGGCATCGTGATTTCGGGCGGAAGCTTCGTGTGTGGGCTTGTCCGGGGCGTGGGGGGGAGTTCTGTGCTGTGGGATATGCGCTTGTCTGCCCCGGGTGGTGCTGACCGTAACCGGAAGTTCTCCCAAGAGGTTGAAGTGGTGCGTGCGTTGATTGATGACGAGGGTCTTGATGGGCCGTTCAGGCATGATGGTGACCCTGCGTTGGTTGCGCACGTTAATAACACTCGCACGCGTTGGAACAAGTTTGGTTTGACTGTGGGCAAGAAAACTCGTGATTCTACACAGCTCGTTGATCTGTGTGTGGCGATGATTGCCGCGAATGTGGGGCGCCGGGAGGCGTTGAATTCTGGCAAGGTGCGTGCTGCTGGTGGCCGGAGGAAGCGAAGGAAGGTGTTGTTGGCGTGAGTTGGTCTTCTGAGGATGCGAATGTTGTTGGGCGCCTGGCGTTGAAGCTTCACCGGCATGCGGTGAGTAACCGCAAGAAGTGGGAGTATTACGACGGGGCAGTGGGGATTAAGAATCTTGGTATCGCAGTCCCGGAGGCTTTGGTGAACGTTGAAGCTGTCGTGGGGTGGCCTGAGGTTGTTGTGGATGCTTTGGCCGAGCGCTTGGAGTTTCAGGGGTGGCGTTCGCAGGAGGATATTTCTGATCTGGAGCGGGTTTTCGTTGATAATCAGCTCGATGTTGAGGTGCAGAAGGCTGTGCTGGATTCTTTGGTGACTGGTGTGGGGTTTTTGGCGGTGTCGAATGGTGGCGTGGGGGAGCCGGATGTGATTGTGAATGCGGTGCCTTCGTCGCGGGCGACGTTTGAGTGGGATGAACGCTTGAATCGTATGGCGTGTGGTTTTACGCGTGAGCTGGCTGCGGATGGTGCTGTGTTTGAGACGTTGTATTTGCCTGAGCGCACGGTCACTCGGGTTGTGCGTGATGGGGTGGCGGAAGTTACTACGGTGGCGCATGGTTTGGGCCGGTGTGCTTTGGTAGCGTTGCCTAACCGAGTGCGTGCTGATTTTTCGCGTGGCCGGTCTGAGATTACGCGGGCTATCCGTTATTACACAGATCATGGTGTGCGCACTATTTTGGGCATGGAGTATAACCGCGAGTTTTATACGACGCCGCAGCGGTATTTGACGAATGTGACCCCGGAGCAGTTGGGGGCAAGTGAGGAACCCACTTCGAGTGAGTTGGTGGAGCTTGGGTGGAAGGTCGCGATGAATAAGGCGCTGATTATTCCGCCGGGTGATCCTGAAGATGGTGAAGGGGAGCCTTCTGCTGGGCAGTTTAGTTCGGCTGCGCCGACTCCTTATATCGATGAGTTGAAGATGCTGGCGCAGTTGGTTTCCGCGCAGTCTGGTGTTCCTGCTTCGTATTTGGGGTTCGTGTCTGATAATCCGACGTCGCTGATGCGATTCGGGCTTCTGAGGCTCGTTTGGTGAAAAAGGCTGAGGATAGGCAGCGGGCGTTTGGGCAGGCGTTGGTTGAGTTGGCTGGGTTGTTGCGTGTGGCGTTGGGGGCGGGTGGTGTGGTGGTGTCGCCGGTGTGGCGTGATGCTTCTACGCCGACGCTGGCGGCGACGATGGACGCGATGGTTAAGGCGGTGCAGGCGAAGATTTTCCCGATGGGGTCTGAGATTGTGTTGGATCGTATTGGGGTGTCTTCTGCGGAGAAGGCGGTGTTGCGGCGTGAGTGGGCCCACCAGCAGGCTTCGCAGCGTTTGGTGTCGTTGACTTCGCAGGGCTTGGGGGAATCAGTACGAGTGCCGGTTTCGGGTGATGTTGGTGTGGATGAGTTTGTGTCTGGGGAGGATTCCTCCGGATTGTAGTGGTTGTTGGGAGGTGGGGTGGTGGTGCAGCAGGATGATTACGCGTTGGCGTTGGAGTATCTGCGGTTGTTGGCGCAGCAGCGTTTTGGTGAGTTGTGGAGGGCTGGTGGGGTTGGTCGTTTGACGCGTTCGGAGGTGCGGGATGCGTTTGCGGAGTTGACGGTTGCTTTTGGGGAGCAGGCGGCGGCTGCGGCGGTGGATTATTTGGTGTTGTCGCGGTCGTTGGATGAGGAGTTGGCTGGGTTGGCGTTTCCTGATCAGGCTGACCCGGTGAAGTATGGGCATGCGTTGGCGTCGTATGACTGGGCGTTGAACACCTCTATGAATGCTGGTGTGTTTGATGCTGTGGGTGCGCGGGTGAAGTTGGATGGGATTTTGGCTCGTGTGGTGTCTGCGCAGGCGTCGGGGACGATTGTGCGGAATGTGATGCGTGATGGGACGGCGTTTGCGCGTGTGCCGGAGCCTGGGGCTTGTTCTTTTTGTTTGATGTTGGCGTCTCGTGGTGCGGTGTATACGGCGAAGACGGTTGGTGCGGTGAATAAGTTTCACGATCATTGTCGTTGTCTTGGTGTTGAGGTTAAGCGTGATGGTTCTGATTTGCCTCGGATTAATCGGGATTTGGAGCAGTTGTGGAGCGATTCGGAGAGTTCCACCCAGGCTGATTTTGAAAAGGCGTTGCGGGCTAGGAAGCTCAATGGTGGCCCGCTGTGGCCTGAGCTGAAGACCGTGACGGTGCCAGCCTATAAGGGTGATGGGATGTCGACGGTGTTTCCTGGTGAGCCGTTGCCGAAGGATTTGGACCGTGTGGTTGCTCATGTGTTGTTTGGCTGGCGCGATACGCCCAAGAGGGGTGACGCGTGGGTTAAGCATTCCGAGGATTCCCGGATGGGGCACACGTGGGACACGCAGCGTGAAGGTGCGTCAAAGTTCCCGAAATCGTGGAGTAACCAGGACATTGCTAACGCGGTAGTAGAAACACTGGAAAACCCTGAGAAGACTAAGATTGCTGGTAATAAGCGCCTAGTGTTTTCGCAGGCTGAGGATGGCTGGGTTATGGCCGAGTATACTGTTATTGATGGTTCTGTTCGAAAAGGAGCGGTTACCGCGTACATGGTAGATAAGTTACCGAAGAAGGGAGTGCGTGATGTTGACTGATAGGGAAGTCTATCGTTGGCTAGATGGCAGGATCCCTGCTTCCGTAGATAGAACCTCTGCGCTGAATGATCTGGATGCCGACGAGGATGAGGAAGCTGTGATGTCGTTGGTGGCGGAAGCATTTGAAGAGGGCGAGCTATCTCTAGAGATCGTAGAAACGTTGAAGCGTGAATATCCTGAATCGGGGTATCCATTGGAATCTATTGAGTGGTATGAGAGACAAATTATAGAGAATTCCTTCGAAAAGTAGGATAGCGCCGTCTAGCTGGTAGGTGTCTGGGTTCGAGTCCCAGCGGTTGCACTAAAACCCCATTGGGTGCCTTCGGGTTCCTGGTGGGGTTTTGTCATGCCCGAAACGGGCGTACCACCCCTGAAAAAGGAGAACAAGAAGATGAAGAACACTCGCCCGTGGCTTCGGTTTATCGAAGGCCCACAAGGTGGTGCCGCAACGGCATCAGAGCCCACGGCTGCCGATGAGTCCACGCAAGATACCACTGAGAATGACTCAGGCGAGGTGGATTCCGGCGAGGTGGATTACAAGGCCAAGTACGAGGCCATGAAGACCCACTCTCGGGATTGGGAAGCTAAAGCCAAGGCCAATATTGCCGCGGCGAAGAAGTTAAAGGAGTTGGAAGACGCTGAGAAAACCGAGCTGGAAAAGCTCGGCGAGAAACTCGCGGCGTCCGAACACACCAACAGCCAGCTCCAAGCCCGCCTGGACCAGCTCAGTATCGCCGCCGAACACGGCATTAGCCCCACGGATGCGGAACTGTTTCTCCACGGTGATAAAGACACCATGGTCAAGCAGGCTAAGGCGCTAGCTGAACGGGGCAAGGTGAAAGGCCTCGGGGTGAATCCGGCGCAGGGGCGTGGGGTGAGTTCTTCACCGACGCGCGAAACCATCGTTGAGCGCGCCAAGAAACTCTAAGCATTGTTTCGACAAGAAAGGGCATGAACATAATGCAGCTTGGAATTAAGACCGAAAAGTACGGTTCGGGCAGTCAGCGTTGGCTAGGCTCCGCGCACGGCACCGACGTTGCTCGCACCGTCACTATTGATGGGACGAAATTGACCAGCTTCACCACTGGGGTAATCCCCGCCGGTACGGCGCTGAAAAAGGGCGATGGCGGTAAGTACGAGCCAGTGACCGAAGCCAGTGATGCGCTGGCGGGTTTCCTGCTTACGGACCAGTCGTTTACCGGCGCAACAGACGTTGTTGCGCCTTTGGTGTGGCATGGGCGTATTCGTGCCGATTTCCTCCCCCAGAGTGGGTTTGATGTGACCACATTGACCACCCCGAACCCCCAGTTCACTATCGAGAAGGAGGCCTAGGAACCGATGAAGCTTTTTACTGACTACGCTGACCCCTACCAGCTCACCCTTACCGCTCGTGTGGGCTTTGATGAGCGCGAACGCGCCCGTGGGATTTCCCTGTCGGAGTTCCTGCCAAACCTCAACGTCAACGGCACCAGCTTGGAGGTAAGCCAGTACGGTGGCGGGTTGAATGAGGTAGCGGAGTTCCGCGCATTCGATGCTGAAAACAGCTTCGGTGAGGGCCACGGCGGGCAGCGCCTGACCGTGCCCTTAGCCGCGCTTGGCCGCCAGGAGCGAGTGTCTGAGTGGGACCAGCTTCAGATGCGCAACATCTCCGACAAGGATATGCTGGAAACCTCCCAGCTGCGCGTTGCCAAGCGTATCGGCGCAGCTATTGCAGACCGCCTGGAACTGGCACGCGGCCAGGTCATCCAGACCGCAAAGTTCAGCGCCGATGAAAACGGGTTCAAGTCCGACATGGACTTTGGGCGTGGGTCCGCGTTTACGGTGACGGCTGCTACCAAGTGGGACCAGCAGGACGCTACCCCGATTGATGACATCACCGCGTGGGTGGAGGCCTACGTTGCAGAGCACGGTGTGGAGCCAGAGGCAATTTTGATGTCGAAGAAGGCGCTGTCTGTGTTGAAGAAGGCCACGCAGGTGCAGAAGTTTGCTACAGCAGGCCAGATCGCGCAGATCGTCAACTCTGACTACCTCAACGGCCTCCTCATGGACCACGGCCTACCGATGGTTCGTGAGTACAACCGCAAGGTCCGTAAGGGAGGTAAGGCGGTCGATGTTATCGACGCGAAAGTTGCGGTGCTTGTGCCCCCGGCTGAACTTGAAGCCGGTATGACCGCACTGGGCACCACCCTGGAATCTTTGCAGAGTAACTACAACCTTCCGCATGACGAGCAGGCAGGTATTGCCGTTGGTGCCTATAAGTCGGAGAACCCAATTGGTATCTACATCAATGGTGCCGCTATTGCGATGCCTGTGTTGGCGAACGCTAACGCGTTTATGGCCGCAACCGTCTTGACCTAGGAGGTGTGATTGATGCGTATTCGTGATGATTTTCACGGCAGCGTCTACGCTCACACCGCGGGCGGTGTGGTGGTGTTGACTGCCGGCGGTGAGGTCCCGGATGGTGCGCAGGTTGATGCCGGATTGCTCGATCCCGACTCGCCACCAACCACCCCGGTGAAGCGTGGGGGTGGGCGTGCTCGCAAGTCTGAGTGATGTTGAAGCCCGTCTTCGCGACCCACTTGGTGAGGACGCGCAGCAGCGCACAGCAGGCTTGCTGGAGGAAGCCTCCGCGCTGGTCGTAAGCTACCTCGGCTACACGCCTGATCCGGTGCCTGATGCGGTGCGCCTCGTAGTCTCCCGCATGGTGGCTAGGGTGCTGGAAGCCCCACCACAGTCCCAGGCCGCAGAATCCGTGTCGTACACCGCGGGACCTTTTGCGACGAACTTGTCTTTTGGGCAGGGTGCGTCTGGTGGTGCGCCGTGGTTGTCCGTATCGGACAAGACCATGTTGGCGCCATTGGTTCGGCGCCGACGACGCGGCGTGTACTCAATGTCGATGGGGTGAGCGTCGAAGTGAGCACCCCTTTTATCCCGTTGTCTCATGAGGTAGAGGTGTTAACCCCAGGCGAACCGGTGGTAGATCGGTTCGGTGACTCCCGTCCTGGTCCCGTGGTATCCCGTCATCTTCGGGTGGCTGGGTGGTGGGTTGACCGAGTGGAAGAAAAGGCTGGGGAGTCGGTGCTGCGGACCATTGATTACCTGCATGTGCACGTGCCTGTTGGTGCTGAGTTTGGTACTGCGGCGAAAATTCGATTGCCGGATGGATCTGTGTGGCAGGTAGCTGGTAATCCAGAAAACTATGATCATGGCCCGTTTGGGTTTTCCCCGGGGCTTGTGGTGGTCCATGCGTTGAAGGTGGAGGGATAATGCTGGAAGTAATTGCTCTTAACCTCAAAGATGAAACTCAGCCGGTGCATTTTGACACGGACTGTGTGGAAATCATGGACGGCGCCCTTGTCGTCCTGAGGAAAGATAGGTCAACTTTTTTGGCTGGTTTCGCACCGGGTAGGTGGCTCACTTTTCAGATGGTCGAGGGGTGAGCTTTCTATGAAAATCACATGGAACATTGATGGGTTCCAGGAGATGCGCAAAGATCCGGCTTTGCGAGATCAGATCAATGGATTGGCGCGTGATGTGGCCACCCGGGCTGGAAATGGCTTTGAATGGGACTCTCAGGAGTTTCCGGACCGTTATCGTGCCATCGTGTTTACTGATACGCCCCGCGCAATGCGGGTCAACGCGCGCGATAACACGCTGCTGAAAGCGTTAGGTGGTGGCAAATGACTCAACTTGCTGTCGAGTGGCTTCTCGAGGAACTTCGTGGCGTGGTGGAGTGCCCCGTTGTGACGCTTGTGCCGCGTAAGGCGGTTGAATTGTTCGTCCGCGTCGATGCTGCAGCCATCACAGCTAAGGCACCTACGTTGCAGTCTGGGCTTGTCGCAATCCAGGTTTATGGTGCCGATCTCGAGGCGGTCATCGACACCATTCAGACAATCCGCCTCCACCTCATTGATGGCGCATTCCATCGCAGCGACAAGCTGCTGGGCTGGGACGAAGAGGCTGGCCCTCATGACTTCCCAGACCCCGACACGCCGGATATCTTCCGATGGCAGATCACCGGCGAACTGTTCACGACCCTCACCTAACCAGGTGGGGGTTTTCTTATATCCAATTCCTTAAAGGAGGAATCTCATGGTTGATGCACGTAATCGTAAGAATGTTCTCGTAGGCGCACCTGACGTTAAGGTCGTTGGCGGGATCACTGTTGGTGCGCCTGTCGCAACCGCTGACAAGTTCCCGACCGCCGTCGATGCAGACCTAAAGCAGACCTTGCAGCACAAGCCTGCCGGTTACATCTCCGAAGATGGTGTGACTAAGACGGTTGACCGTTCTACGGAGAAGATCAAGGACTGGAATGGTGACACTATTGTCATTACGCAGTCTGACCACTCTGTGATGCTCAAGACCACGTTCATGGAGGCTGCAAACTCCGATGTTCTGAAGCTGGTGGCGGGCGAGGCGAACGTTTCCGAGCAGGGAGGCGTGCTCAAGGTTGTGGAGTCTGCGGAAGAGCTTCCGCACTTCTCCATTGGCTTCACCATCAATGGTGGCAATGGTTCGAAGATTCTCGTGTTCGCGCCTGATGCGCAGGTCACTGAAGTTGGAGACGTGTCCTATGTCAAGGCTGATGTCATCAAGTTTGAGGTGACTATTGAGTGCTTCGGGGTGGACAACCAGAAGCTGATCTCGATGATTAAGCGTGCCGAAGAGGTCGGCTCCTCCGATTAGTTCCCCTGGGCTAGGCGTTTTCTGGCGGGTCGCGTCTAGCCCTACCTTCATAGACCTGCCAATCTAACCCGCTTCAAGACTTTTAAGGAGACCCGCTATGGCTCTGGAACGATTCCACTTCACTACCGCTGACGGCAAGGAACTTGACCTGCCGTTCCTCAAGGATGCAGTGACCCGCAAGGCGTTCAAAAAGGTATTCAATGACAGCAACAACGCTGATGACCTGGATGATGATGAGCTGTTCAAAGCCGCGAAGTTCGACAAGGCCACTGTCGACATTATCGACAACATGAGTGTTCGTGACTATGAGAAGTTCATCGTGCAGTGGACCGAGCAGGGAGATACCCCACTGGGGGAATCCTAAGCATTGCGCAAGCCCTTGACGATGACGAGTTCTGTGAGGTTGTAGAACATGAGCTTATTCGTCAGGGGTTGCGTTTGCGCTGGCTCTGCGACGGCACTGACCGCCTGAACTGGCGTGACGTGGCCGTCGTTATCCGTCAGGCAGACGACAAGTCCGCCATCGCCCGCCAGTCCATGGGCGATGCTTATGGCTGGGGTGTGGGGGAGTACTTACTTGCTAGCGCCGTTGATGCCCTTCATGGCGCGAACTGGCAACGTTCCGGCAAGGGTGAGCGCCCAAAGCCGATCCCTCGTCCGAGTGTGACAACGGCGGATATGGAAGGGCAGAACAAAAATGAGGCGTCATCCGGCGACCCGTTCAACGATAAAGAATCCGGTGTGTTCACCGGCGAAGCTATACCCGTTGACGAGCTGAACAAGTGGCTCGGCTGGGTGTCATAACAGGAGGTTGGGGCAGTGGTTCAGCTAGCTAACGCATGGGTGGTTATTAAGCCGTCCACGAAGGACATTGCCCCAGCTGTGAAGCAGGCTCTGGGTGAGGCTGATTCGTCAGCCGTCAAGTCCGGCGAGTCGATGGGAACCAAACTATCGTCGGGCATTGGCAAGACGCTCAAGAGGGGCGCGCTGGCTGCCGGCGCTGCTGCTGGCTCGGCGCTTGGTTACACTCTTAAAAAGGGCTTTGATCGCCTTTCGGCTATCGAGGGTGCGCAAGCCAAGCTCAAGGGCCTTGGTCACTCCACGCAGAACGTGGGAAAAATCATGGACTCTGCTCTTAACTCAGTGAAGGGCACGGCCTATGGCCTCGGTGACGCTGCGGGTCTTGCTGCGCAGATGGTTGCTTCTGGGATCAAGCCGGGGCAGGAGCTGGAAGGTGTCCTTAAGACTGTGGGAGATACGGCTGCGATTGCTGGCCGTGACATCTCCGATGTAGGCCTTATCTTCGGTTCGGTCGCAGCACGCGGCAAGCTCCAGGGCGATGACATGATGCAGCTTATGTCCAGCGGCATTCCCGTGTTGCAGTTACTCGCAAAGGAGACTGGCAAGACCTCCGAAGAGATTTCGGAGATGGTTTCCGATGGGCAAATCGACTTTAAGACTTTTGAGAAAGCTATGAAGGCCGGCATGGGCGGGGCTGCGCTCGAGATGGGCAAGACGTTTTCGGGTTCGGTGATGAATGCTAAGGCTGCTGTTGGTCGTCTCGGCGAAACGCTGCTCAAGGGTCCATTCAACGTTGCCCCTGCCATTATCGGTAACGCCACTAAGGCAATTGACGGACTAACCGACAAGGTTAGGGGCGTTTTCGAGTATTTCGAAAAGGGCTATCAGGGGGATGCTTTCAAAAAGGCCTTTCCTGACGCTCAAGTAGCCAATGAGGTCGCGCGCACGCTCGATAGCGTCAAGCAGAAGTTCGATGACTTCATGTCTGGCCTCAAGGGCAATAATGACGCTCCAGGCATGTTTGGTGCGTTAGGTGAGTCTGCCCGGAAGATCAAGGACGCATTTGTTGAACTCGCGCCGAGCGTGGGCAAGATTATCGCGTCTCTGGGGCAGGGTGCGATGGCTGCGTCCATCGTGTCCATGACGGGCGCGTTTGCCACGCTTGCCCCGCTGTTAGCGAATATCCTCGCGCCAATTCTGGAGAAGATTGCCCAGCTCATGACGGAGAATCAGGGCGCGGTGAATGGGCTTGTTACTGGCTTCGTCGCGTTCAAGGGCATAAGTTTCGTCACGGGATTGTTCGGCGGTGTGGCTGGTAACCTGCGCAACGTCGGTGGTGCCGCAAAGTTCCTTGGCGGGGCGTTAAGCGGTGGGGGTGGACTCGGCGGCATCATGCTCCGGGTCGCTGGTGGGTTTAAGTCCGCTAACCCCATCATCGCGGGCATCGGCAAAACGTTCGTAGGGCTTGGTAGCAAGCTCATAAATATGGGCTCGCTGTTTTCGCGCATCAGCGGAATTGGGTCGAAGATCGGCTCGGTGTTCCTCAAGGTGGGCGGTAGTCTCGCGCGGTTTGCCGGCGTCTTAAAGTCTGGTCTTGTCACCGGTTTGCGCATGGCGATGGGGGCATTCCGGGCGCTGACGGCCGCAATGCTGGCTAACCCGATGGTTCTCATTGCCACTGCTATCGCTGCAGTGGTTGCCGGACTCATCTGGTTTTTCACCAAGACCGAGACCGGTAAGCGAATCTGGGGCGAGTTTATACAGGCCCTTAAGGACGCATGGTCGTGGCTCGCGAACAAATTCACGCAAGTCTGGAGTGATGTTTCTGACGCTGCATCGTCTGCATGGGAGGGCATTAAGTCCGCTTGGTCGGCAACAGGCGATTTCTTCACCGGCGTATGGGATGGCGTTAAATCTGGCGCCTCCGGTGTGTGGGACGGCATTAAGTCTGGCGCCTCCGGCGCATGGGACGGCATCAAGAGTGCCGCTTCGGGTGCTTTCGATGGCCTAAAGAACGCGGTCACCGCCACTCGCGATTGGCTGTCTGAGAACTGGACTACGGTGCTGTCGATCCTTGGCGGGCCTATCGGTATGGCAGTTTCCTACATCGTTACCCACTGGGAGCAGATCAGGGACGCTTTTGCCAGTGGCGTGGAGACGGTCAAGAACCTGTGGAATGGCTTGTGGAATGGTTTAGTTGCTGTCGCATCTGCTGTCTGGAATGGAATCACCACCACGCTTTCTGCGGCATGGAATGGGTTAGTCTCCATTGCTGGCGCGGTGTGGAATGGGCTTAAAGCCCTCATTGTCGGCGTGTGGAACGGTATCCGCGCCGGGGTGATAGCGGTCTGGAATGGACTCTCTATTGCGATCGTGGCCGGGTGGAACGCCATTAAGGGCATGGCCATCGCAGTCTGGAATGGTGTTAAGGCTGTCATTGTGGGCGTATGGAATGGCCTACGCGCTGCCGTACTGGCTATCCTCGGATTCCTGCGTGATGGCATCGTCAATGGCTGGAGTGCTATCAAGTCCGCAAGCTCCGCAGCGTGGAACGCCATTAAGGCCGTTGTTCTCGGGGCGTGGAATGCGGTTAAGGCTGGCGTTATCGCGGCTGTTAACGCGCTCAAGTCCGCCATCTCCAACTTCGTTAACAGTGCCCGCAACAGCTTCAATAATTTCATTCAGATCGTCTCTGGTATCCCGGGGCGCATCAAGGGCATTTTTGCGGCTGCCGGCAGTTGGCTCGTCAACGCTGGGCGGGACATTATCTCCGGTCTTGTTTCGGGCATTCGTTCCGCTGGGTCGATCATTGGTGACGCTATCCGCGCGGTCGTGCCCGATAGGCTTGAGGGGTTCATTGGCCTGTCGCTCGGTGGCGTTATCGAGGCTTATGCCCAGGGCGGAGTTAAGCGCTTTGGGCGTGGAGGCAAGGAGAATCACAGCGCGCAGATCGCCAAGGCTGGCGCGTGGCGCGTGTGGGCTGAACCTGAAACCGGTGGCGAGGCCTACATTCCGCTGGCTGGCTCCAAGCGTGCCCGCTCGACGGCTATCCTTTCGCAGGTCGCGGACATGTTCGGCCTGTCTGTCGTTAGCAAGGACACTGGCGCTCCGGTCGACCCTCGCTACCGCGGGTCGCTGGCCCCGAAGAGCGTGAATTACTTCGCCGATGGTGGTATCACCGCGGGTGATGTTTTGCAGTGGGTCCGAGGTAAGACCGTTAAGGGTATGCGTGCGCCCGCTGGTCGCAGCCTTGAGGGATTCCCTTACACGTGGGGCGGTGGCTCGGCTGGCAATTGGGGTGATTGCTCTGGCATGATCTCGCTGGTCGCCGGCTTCGTTAAGGGGCTGTGGCGTCACCGCCCATTGGCGCGCTTGTTTGCGACGGGCAGTCAGGGTTCCGTGCTGGCCTCGATGGGCGCGAAGCGTGGCCTCGGTGGACGCAATGACTTCAATATTGGCTGGTTCAATGGTGGCCCATATGGTGGCCACACGGCTGGCGACGTGGGTGGTATCGCCATTGAGATGGGTGGAGCTCGCGGTAATGGCCAGATCGGTGGCCGTGCTGCTAGCGCTCGCCACCCGTCGTTTACTGACCATGCTCACTTCAAGCTGTCCAGCGCTCGCCCGGAGACTCCGTGGCGTAGGCCATCGGCTGATTCGACGGCTGGCATGGCTGGTGGTAGTGCTGCACCCCTTGCGGGTGGCGTGCCCGCTGGCGCTGCCGTGGGCGACTCGTTCGGCGGCAGCACTTCCGTATCGTGGGGCAAGGCGCAAGACCTGTACACGCAGGCCGCCGAGTACCTAGGCGTAGGAAAAGCGAGCTACGCAGCCCGTCAGACCGACCAGAACGTCAGCGGTACGACCGCGACCGATGCCCGCGACCCGCACACCCCAAACAAGCGCACCGGCGTTCCTCAAGGCGATAAGCCCCGACCCACGAGCAAGTGGGGGCAGCCATTCTTCGCATTCGAGATCGCTCGTTCCGCTAAGTCGAAGCACCTGCCTGCACGCGGCGCCATGATCGGCATTGGTACGGCACTTGTGGAGTCCGGCGACCCGCTGAAAATGTGGGCGAATCGAGCTGTGCCTGAATCGATGGCGTTCAAACATGACGCAGTTGGCTCGGATTACGACTCGGTGGGCCTGTTCCAGCAGCGCAATAACGGCGCATGGGGCACCACTGCAGACCGCATGAGCCCGTTCCGTAGTGCCGGCATGTTCTTCAATGCCATGCTGCGGAAGTTCCCGAAGTGGCAACAGATGGACCCTGGTGCGGTGGCGCAGGGGGTGCAGGTGTCTGCGTTCCCCGGGCGCTACGCAGGCAAGATGGGGCGCGCTATGCAGCTGGTGAAGTCCACCGGCTTGTACGACCAGGGCGGCGTACTGCCACACCGTGGCCTATCTGTGAACCTGTCCCGCAAGCCGGAAGCTGTTCTCACGAACAGTCAGTGGGGCAACTTTGCGCGATCCACGCGGGCTACGGAAGATTTGGTGGTGGTGCTCAAGCGTGGCATGCCTGAGTTTCAGGTACTGTCCCGCAAGGGGCCGGATGCGTGGCTGCGCACGGCTGTGGCGGTGGAGAAGATCGCAGCTACCGGTGACTACACGGGCAACGCGCCATTCGCGAAGGATTCCGTGTTCACGGAGATTGCGTTGCGGTTGTATGAGGTACGCAAGTCTTTCGAGAATGAGATCAATAAGGCCATGGGCGCGGTGAAGCGTTTCGGCCTTACGCTTGGCGGGGAGTTTATCGGCAAGTCCGAGATTGTCCGCGATGCGGAGGAGGGTTTGGCGCAGACCCGTGAGCAGATTGCAGCTGAGACGGTCAGGACTGCTGACCTTGAAGAGGACCTTGCGAAAAAGCGCATTTCCCTCATTGGGGCACGTAGCAAGAGTGCCGCGCTGACAACGGTGCAGACCCGCAAGCTCGCTGACGCGGAAGAGGCGCTGCGTGATGCGCGCGCCGTTAAGGATTCGGCCAAGCGGGCTAAGGCTATCGCCAAGGCGCAGAAGCGTCTCGATAGGGTGAATGAGGATATTGCCGAGTCGCTGGAGAAGTCCAGCGAGAAGAACGCCAAGGTTGTTCAGAAGGCAATGGACGATGTTGCCAAGGCGGAGGGTAAGCTCACCGAGGCTCAGCTCAAGCAGGCGGATGCTGCGATTCGCCTCGAGGCTGCGGAACGTACCGTCGCTGCGTCGCGCTACAAGGCGATCGGCGAGTTGGCTACTGGTGTGTTGGATTCGGTCGCTAAGGGCGCTGGCACGGTCGCGGAGTATGCCGGGGCAATGGCGAAGCTGGCTAGTGAAGTGGAAAAGACCCGTCAAGAGGTTTCTAAGCTTGCTCTGGCAAACGTCAACAACCGGATCGCGACTCTCGAGGCGGTCAATGCTTTGCGCACAAGCGAGACTGACCTCGCGCGAGCCCGGTGGGACGGTTATGTCTCCATCGCTCGTGCCGAGGCTGCGCTTGCTAAGGAGCGCAAGGGTCATCTCACGATGGGTGCTGCGAGTGTGGCGAACCTCGCAGATGCTGTTGATCGGTTCCGCGTGGCTGGTGTTGCTGCTGTTGATGACATTTTGCTGACATGGGTGCAAGACCAGGACTTGGTCATGCAGGCCGAGTGGGCGCTGAAGCAGGCGCGGGCAGAAGCTGCCCTTGCCCAGCAAGAAGCGACCATTAAGCAGCAGTTGGCGCAGTTCAACCTCGCGGCTGCCACGATGGAGCAGGTTCACATCGCCCAGCAGCTACGACTACAGACCGCGCTGCTTGCTCAGCAGCAGGCTGCGACGTTCGGTGTTGGCGTGCATCAAATGGGCGCATTGCAGCGCATGGGGCAGGCCGTTCAGAAGATTTTCACTGGTATCGCGAAGATCGTCGGTGGTATCGCGATGGGTGTTGCTGGCTTTGCTGTCGGTGGCCCCCTGGGTGCTATTCCCGGTGCGGTTACGGCATTGTCTGGTATTCCTGACCTTGTTGGTGGCATTTCTGGAGCCGTGGCCAATAAGAAGGCTGCCGATGAAGCATGGAAGAAGCTCGACCCAGCTGCTAAGGCTGGCGCTGGCTTCGGCATCGCTGGGGCGGCGCTGTCTGGTTTGGCTGGCATTGCCGGTGGCACGGTAGGTGGGCTGGGTCCCGAAGCCATCACTGGCGGGTTCCAAGTCGGCAATTCGATTCTTGATGCCACATTCGGGTCGATGTCGCAGATCGCTGAAACAAAGATGGAGGCGATTAATGCCGAGCATCAGAAGCGACTCGATGAGATGCAGCGAAGCTACGAGTTGGACAAGGCAATTCTTGAATCACAGAAATCTGGCCTACAGGCCGGCTCGAGTGCCACGCTGGAGAAGCTGAAGCTCGATATTGAGGTCGCGAAGCTCAGTAAGGAGCTGGCTAAGGCGCGCGCCGATAAGGACGACGCGGTGGTTATTTCCGCGTTGGAGCGTGCTGTAGCCGAAGCGACAAAGCGCCAGGGCGAGCTGGCCGCAATGTCCGCGTCGAATCAGGCGCGACTCGATGCGGCAACACACGCACTGACGCAGGCAGCAAGGGAATCGGGCAAGCAGGTGAACATCACCCTCACCGGTGATGGTTACAGCTCAAGTCAGGTTGAAGAGCTACTTAACAGCGTCGCCCGGGAGTATGGCGACATGAACCTGCGCATAACGCGCCTTGAGGATAAAAACGCGCCGGGCGCATTGGATTATGCGTCGGCCCGCCGATAGGAGATTTGAGTGTTCGAGATTGATTACATTGCCCCTGACGGTCGGGAGTGGCGGCTGCATTCCCAGGGTGAACGGGGTGAAGCGACGATCATTGAAGAGGGTGTGGAGGGTTTCGTAGGTTCAGTCGAGGATTCAGTTATTGAGTCTGTTGGTGAGCCGGGGCAGATTCTCGATGCTCTCAATGTGGGTGTGATGACGGGGTCATTGCAGTGTGTGCTGGTGCCTGATGGTGAATCGATAGATGAGTTGTTTTCGCGGTGGCGTGCGTCGTGGTCTCGTCGGAGGTCTGGAACGCTGCGCATCAAGAGTCCCCGGCTGGGCGTGTTGACAACGGCTGCGAGATTGTCGGAGTCGATGCCTACCCCGGAGGTTGACCCCGGCGGCAAGCGTCATGCGCGGGTGGAAGTGCCGGTGGTGTGCGACCGTGGGGTGTGGAGCACGGACAATGTGCGTGGGTCGGGAACTGTCACTGTGACGAATTTCGGCGATGTTGCGCTGTGGCCGTCGGTGGAATGGGCAGGTGCTGGTGGGCCGGTCACGCTGCCCAGCGGCGCGACTTTCACGCTACCTGCGGCAGGGTCGAAGCGCGTGTTGTGTTTGAATCCTGCGGAGTCGCTAATCGTGAAAGACCTTGCGGGAAAGGTTGACCGCGCACTGTGGCTGAAGCTTGCTCCGGTGGCGTGGGCGGAGCCTGTGATGGCGGGAGAGACCGCGCAGTTCAGGGTGCCTGCGGGCGCAGAATTGGTGTGGCGCGTGAGCGTCCTGGACCCGTTCGGAGGGTGATGTCATGGATTGGGTAGCGCATAAAAAGCACCGGGATTACATGGTGGCCACGACCGGCCAGTGGGCTGGGCTGCTTGATGAAAACGGCGTTCCACTGTGCGACCTGCCGCCGGTGGTGGAGATTGAGGGCGATACGACGCGTAGTGACTTAGGCGAGCTGACGATGACGGTTCAGGTGCGCACGCCGAGTGGTGAGGTGCATCCGATTGTTGACGAGATTATCGCCCGCGGTTTGGGCGTGGTGGATAGTCAGGCGCGCCTTGTTCCGGCGAACCAGGCGACGCGGTTTGTCTGTGTTGAGCGCGAGGGGTTGCGCACGGTGTATCGGGTCATGTTTGCGACTGCTCATGGTGGGGCGTATGTGCCATCGACGGTGAAGATTCACGCGGTGACGGTGCTGGATGTGCTGCAGGGGTTGCCGGCGTGGTCTAACCCACGGTCGATCGATGGGCAGTGGCGTTCGGTGAATCAGGATTTCGCCGTGCGTGGGAGACAGAGCGGGACCTCATGGGAGTGTCGATGGCGACTCGTGCCGATGGCTACACGGTGCATGGCCCTGCGGTGGACATGATGAAGCGGATTATCGATGAATCTGTGTCTGCGTTGATGAAAGTTACGGGCGAGGTTGAGCCACCGGTGGTGTGCGAGGTGGTGCCGGGCGCGCCGAGTCCTGATGTGTTTATCCGCCCTGAAGATGATTCGGTGTGGGAGACGGTTATTCCGGTGGCTACTGCTGCTGGTGTTGAGGTGTCGGGAACGATGTGGTTGCCGGGCGACCCGCCCCTTGCTAGTGGGGCGACGAAGCCACGGTTGTGGTGTGGTTGCGGCAGTCGGAGAGGGGATAAGTTATGGCTAACCCGGTAGTAACGCTGCTGGCTGATGGTGGTGACATTACGATCGGTCGGCGTGTGTCGAGTTTCATTTATGGCGTGGTGAATGTGACCGCCGCCGAGGGGGTGGATACGCCGGACGATGATACGGGGCTGGAACAGGGTTATATTTGTCGCGCTGATGGTGATGTGCCGAGGGGTCGGTTTGATTTCAATTTCGCCCGCCATGATGCGCAGATGCGCATGGCTACCGAGGGTGGGGACGGGTCCAGTGATATGGAGCAGGGCATCGTCGCTGCGTCCCGTCGGTCGAGCGGGGATGTGTTTTTTGAGCGTGATATTGAGTCGGCTGGGTTTGGACGGTGGGTTCCGGGTCGTGATTTTAATGTGGGTGACACTGTGGGTGTGCGGTTGTGGGGGCGTACTATTCCGCTGCCGGTGACGAGTTTGTCTTTGCGTAATGGCCGGTGGGTGGCGCATGTGGGCGGGCAGATGATACATGATGCTGAGAAGTTGAAGAGTCAGAATCAGTCGATTGAGAAGACGATTGCTGATGAACGTCGCAGGCAGCGGAAAGAAACTAAGGCGATTGCGGGATCTGTGTTGGTTGCGCAGGTGACGGCTGATTCTGCTAAGCAGGGGGCTGAGCAGGCGCAGGTGACGGCTGCCAAGGCTAGCGATGAGACTCAGCATTTGCGTGGGATTTTGTCGGGGGAGGGTGCTTCGCCTGGTGATGTGACTGCTCAGTTGGCTGTGCTTGCTGAGCAGTTGGAGGAGCATGGGGACTTCGCCGGGTGGGTTGATTCCGGCGTATATTGCGGCTAATACGCGCCGGTGGGAGCTGCAGGAGCAGATTGATGAGACGCAGAATGATTTGCTTCGGGTGCAGTCGGAGGCGCAGGACGCGCTGGCGCGTCAGACGGCAGCGGAGATCGAGACCGTTCGCGCCTGGTGGACTCGCTGCGGGAGTCTCAGCAAGCGATGCTGCAAGCGCAGCATGAAACGCTCTCGATCGGCCAAGTGCAAACGAATTCAACGAGTGAATTCTTTAATTACGAGTATTTCCACAATCCTTTTCACTTTACTTCCCGGTTCACAGCGAAGGGGTCGTGGAGAGGAAAAGTGAGTTACCAATACGCGAGAACCAGCTCTTCTAATGTGCAGCAAATGTTTTTGGGTGAGTGGCAAGTGCCAGATTCCAATGGCTCCCGCGTCAAAGAATTCGATATGGGAACTGCCTCTTATGATTGGTTCTATTTGCAGTTCGAAGTGGAAAACGGTGTGCAGAAAACCCGCGATATCACCCAAGGTCGTACCGACACCCCACAAAACAATTGGTACCGACACGCAAACCAAACATTCACCGCCAAAATAACCGGTTCGCACGCGGTCTACTGGGAAGTCACGTGGGACGCAACCACCTACCACAACCAATATGCAATCCGCGTCACAACCAGCAAAAACCGCACCCTCGGACAATGGGGACCACACACCAAAGTGGGGCCCCTCCTCCCCGGTTTCGACGGTTCTCGCACCCACTATCTACGACTGGCTGACCAACAGCTACAAGCCGGTGAACAGGTGTTCTTCGAAACCTTCACTGACGCAACGGAGCCAAGCCAGCGTGCGGTACGGGCCACAATGACCAAAATCTCATGGATTGAGGAGAATTAAATGACTGTTGTTTCTGGTGATTTGAAGATTGTCACGGGTGTGGCTCAGCAGGTGTCGGAGGTGTGGGCGCGGGCTGCGCGGTCCCGGCCTGTGGCGGGCGGGTGGCTGCTGGAGAACGCGGGCCGCGCTCTCGTCACCGCTGGGCGGGTGGAGATTGATTTGCACCCCGGGCCGTGCGTGTTGGTCGCAGTGATCGGCGGGCAGCCGGCGGAGTCGGTGGAGCTGGTCGTTCCGGAGGGTGCGAAAGCTACGCTGGAGGCCTGTGTTCGTGCTGCGGAGGGTGCTGGGGGGTTGGAGCGTGATGGGTTGGACGAGCTGCGGGCGGAGATCGGGTTTTGGTTTGAGGGTGCGAGGGAGTCTGCTGCTGCTGCGAAAGTGAGTGAAACGGCTGCTGGGGCGAGTGCGACTAAGGCTAAGGCGAGTGAGTCGAACGCTAAAACGAGCGAGACTAACGCTAAAGCAAGCGAGTTAAGCGCTAAGCAACAGGCAGATAGGGCTGAGGGTGCTATTAGGACCACCCGTTGGGTGGGAGATCAGGTTGAGATTAATGGGCAGCTTTCCCCACATCTGACGGGTAAGGCTGTTGTTAATGCGCCTTTGGAAACACGGGTTGATGTGGCTGATGTTGTGGCGCAGAACCGTTCGGGGCTAGTCCCAGATCATCCGTATAGTGACCCAACGCCTGAGCAGGTTGCAGCGGTTAAGGGTGTTGTGAGCGCTTTTATGCGCGGGAAAACGGCTGTTGCCCCTGAGGGTATGGAGATCCTCGAGGGGTTTGAGGGGGCTGCGCAAAGGAATGTCCGTATCCTGCGGTCTGTTCCCGGCAATGGCTTGTATTGGGGTGTGTGGGTTTTCCCGATTGATGACAAGATTACTGGCGTGATGGAAGCGCCACACCCTGTTTTCGACGGGGGTAGTGATGATATTGCGGTGAGGATTTGGGCTAAGAGTCCCGCCGGTACGGTGTTGGCGGTTGCTGGCTCGCACCGGACTAACCCGGATGGGCTGAACGCTCGCGATGTGGCGCATAACACTAAGTCGATGTGGCATCAGATCACTACTTTTATTGCTCAGCCTGGACTACCGGAGCTGCAACTGCATGGATTTGGTGATGATTCGATGCCGGGTGTGGGGGCTGTTGTGTCGTCTGGGTCGTCTCCGTTGTCTGCTGGTGTGATCCGCACGGAAGCGTTTATTTCGGCTGCGGGTATTGCGACGGCGCGACAATGGGACGGGTCGGCAACCAAGCTGATCGGCATGGCGAACATTCAGGGCGACGCTGCTGCCGTGCGCGGTAATCCGTTTATGCATATCGAGTTGTCGAAGACGGTGCGAGATAACCCAGAGGCGTTTATTGAGGCTGCTGCCTCGGCTGGTTTCTTGGCTGGTGAGAATGGCGCACTGCTGACGAATGAGTTTCCTAAGCCCGTTGGTTCTGCGAATTCGCGTGGCGAGTCTGCTACTGCTGCGCGTGCTGACCATACGCACCGGCTGGTTCAGAATGATCCGCAAGATGGTGAGATTGTTGCCCGCGAGGGCGGTGGCTGGCGGTCGATCCCTGCATCGCAGGTCGTGACTAGCGGTGGAGGGTATGTAAAGCCTTCTGCTGGTATTCCTTCAACTGATTTAGCTCAGGATTTGAAGGATATGAAAGCCACGGTTGACGCTGCTACGTATTCCGCGACTGCTAACACGCTGATGAAGCGCACTAGTACGGGAGCGGTGTCCGTCGCTGATCCAACAGCGAGCGTTCACGCCGCGAATAAAAAGTACGTGGACGGTGTAGCAGCCACTAAGGCCGATGCATCGCATACGCACACGATTAGTCAGGTCGATGGGCTGGAGAGTCGTCTTAGTGGGGTGGAGCAAGCCATGCCGAAGATTCAGGTAGTCACAGCCCTGCCCATGTCTCCTGACCCGTCCACTATCTACCTGGTGGAGGAGTCCTAATGCCGATCATTTCCAATGGCGGGAAAATCAAGCAAGTGTCCTCCGGCACAACCCCTATCAGCAAGATTTTTTACGGACGCGACCTTGTGTGGCAAAGGCTATCGAAGGCGCAGGTAGACGTACTGCGGGGATACGCAGCATACAAGGGTGGGCAGTCGTGGGATCGGGGCCAGTCCTCTACTGTCGGCGAGCTAGGTAAGACATGGACTGTGATGGGGCCTGTGGGCGCGGGGGAGTCTTTCACTGTCGGCGGCGTGACAGTCACAAATGCGGCGGGGGTAGTCTCTGTGCAGGTGGTGTCCAACCGTGCCACTATGTCCTATTCTGCGCCTGGTACGCACACCGGCACCCCTTTGGTATCAGTGTCAGCTACTACTGACTGGTACGGCTATCGCACGCGCCTGTACGTCAATGGTGTGAGTCAGGAGACCGCTTCGAATGGCGGGGCTTTTAAGGGCGAGGAGTCCACTGTGGGCGGGAATGTGCGAGTGAACTGTAGGTGGGTGGCGCAGATCACCGGAAGCGCGGTTGGCAACCCCACCAGCGACAGTGACGCGTCCGAGATCACCTACGCTATCCAGTGGGGCGCAGTCCTAGCCGAGTATGTTACTCGCACACACACGGCCGCGCGAACAAAGATCGACCTCCCAGCACTGGAAGGTTACCGGTGGGCAGTCGCTTACCGGGGCTACGGCGGAAACGCAAGCAATACATCTAAGACAGGCGGTGCAGCTGGCCCGACTGGCGTGCGACTCTATGCCCCCCGAGAAAGCCTCACCGTCAACTGGCTCACAGTCTTCTCCACAGATGATCGACTAATTGGTGACTACACCGTTGGCTTCGGTAGCAACGGGGCTGCCACCACATGGCTTGGAGAAAATTCACCACCAATCGATTTACCTTGGGGAGACACGCTCCCTGGTAAGACCGCATCTACAAGCGCCGGCAAATACACAGGTCACGGTGCTGGCGGCTCGTATTTTACCCCAGACAGCGAAGGAAAACTTCCCACAGGCTCCGGCGGCGGATGGGCAGAAATCAGATGCTACCTATGGGCATAACACGGGAGGTAAAACGCCACAGCGTGGCGAAACCGCCCCATAGGTTTACATGACTTACGGCCGTTTCTTTTGAACATTTTATTTTAGGGTGTCTTTATGGAGAAAGTACTTTCTTATTCCCGCCAGTGGGTGACTCAGAACACAGGCTACTATTGTGGCCCCGCGTCTACTCAAACAGTGATTTTAGGAAAAACCGGGAAACTAGTTTCTGAGGATGAATTAGCCCGCGATTTGCGAACTACGGTTAACGGCACTGATTACATCGGCTATTTCCCTGGCGTTCTGAATCGCCGTATTGGTGGCGGTTGGAGACATCAGGATATTCCGGGTGCTGATGCGTCGCCTGCTGAGGTTGAGACTTTGTGGGATCGTTTGCGCAGTAGTATTGATTCCGGTTTTGGCGTGATCGCTAATTTTGTGGTTCCATCGTCGAATTATCCGCGTGCGGTTGCCCCGTCTACTCAATCGCCTGCTTATGGTGGGGGTACTGTGTATCACTACGTTGCCTGTATGGGCTATGGGGAGGATTCGAATGGTCGGCGTGTGTGGATTGCCGATTCCGGGTTTAGTCCTTATGGATACTGGATGTCGCTCCGGCAGTTCGCTAGTTGTATCGCCGGTAAAGGTTATGCTTACGCCACTGCGCGCGTGAGCGCCCCTAAACCTGCGCCCGCCCGTAAGGTTGAGGCGCCTCCGGGGGGACTATTTTTGGCGTGGATGTGTCTGAGCATCAGGATGGCATGAGCTTAAAGAAGGCTGCTAGTGAGGGTGTTCAGTTCGCTATTGTCCGTGCAACTGATGGAACTTATAAGGATCGCTGTTATCAGTCTCATATTGCGGATGCTGAGCAAGCTGGGTTAGTCACTGCTGCGTATCACTATTTGCGTAACCCTAGTGAGGGCACCACGGTTGCTCAGCAGGTGCAAGCCTCACTGGATGTCATGGGGGATAAGAAGCGCCCCGTGTGGATTGATGTTGAAACTAATGCCGGTCTACATGTGAATCATATCCGTGAGTGCCGGAATGAGTTTCAGCGCAGGGGCGTGCGAGTCATTGGCTGCTATTCCTATGTTCCTTATTGGGAGGGGCGTATTAGTCCTAGTGAGCCTGATTCGCATGAGTTTGGAGCGTTTTGGGTCGCAGCCTACGGGCAGAATACCACCGGTGCGCCACGGCAGATTTACCCCGGCGATAGCCACAGACAATGGGGTTATCCGTTAGGGAATCAAAAACCAGTTATGTGGCAGTTCGGAAGTAACGCGCAGGTCGCGGGCTATACGGTAGATATTAACGCCTTTAAGGGCAGTAAAGATCAAATCAGGTCGCTGTTTTACGGTTCGGCAGCGCAGAAAATCAGCAAACCTAAGGAGGAAAACATGGCGGATTTTGACCAAATTAGCCGACGCTACGGGTCTCGCGTGCCCGGCTCTAAGGTGACGATGACCCCGCTTGATATGGTGCGGAATATTGACGCGCACGCCTTCATCACTAAGGAAACGGCGACGCGACTGGAGAAGAAGATGGACATGATTCTAAGCAAGTTGGAGGGCAAATAATGAATCAGAAACTTAATCCGATGGCGTGGGTGCGCTTGGTGATTTACGTTATCTCGGCGTTGGTGGGCGTGGCTGCTGTGGTCGCGTCCACTGTGGGGCAGACCGATATTGCCGCGCTGCTGGGCACGCTGGCTGGCGCTGGCGCTGCTATCACGGGCGGTACCGCTGTCTATAATCTGCCGAAAGCGCCCGATCAGGACAAGCTGGCTGGTATTGATTTGACCGCTGTTCTGGCGGCTATCCCCACGATTGCCGGCGCTGCGCAGACCTATCAAAATGCTATGGCTTACGAGCCACGCCACGCCGAGACAGTCGAGGGTGCTTATCCCGGTCTGGGGGAGTGATGAAAGGCGATTGGAGGCCTGGGCTTCCCGCTGACGTGTCCGCGTTGCTGGGGGGGATCATGGCCTTGCAGGCTGGCAACCGTGGCGTGGATTACCTTTTGGGCGATCGTGATACAACCACTAACTCGCTTACGGTCGTCGAGCAAGCCATGCCTCTATGGGTGTGGGGCATGCTGTTTTTTGCTGGTGGTGTGCTGGTCGGTGTGGGCATGTGGAAGCGCCACGCGGAGCCGATAGTCACGGGCGCTACCCTGCTTATGGCTACCTACGGTGCTTTAGCGTGGGGGTTGCTGCTGAAAATGATCGAGCGAGGCACGCCAGTGCGCGCATTCACCCATGAAGCCAGTAAGTTCGACCTCGCGGGCATGATCCACGCTTGGCCGTGGGATGGGTGGCGAACCCCCACAAGCTTCCTCGCAGTCGCTATCATGTGGGGCTGCATCGCATGGGGAACACGGGTAATGCAGCGCGCGAGGGGAGTGAAAGCACTTGAATGATCTTATAGACGCTTTCCCAAAAACCCCCGGCTGGTCAATCGTCCTGGTGCTGGTGCTGCTGATTTTCGGGCCTGCCGCGATTTTCTCCCGCGAGTCAGCGGAAAAACTGTGGATCATCGGGCGTGCGGTGGCGTGGCTGCGTACCCGGCAGCAGCGTTCCATCGACCGCGAGCGAGCGTTGGAGGAGGCCACGGTTCGGCACCTTAAAGGGCGCATCGCCTCTTTGGACTCGCAAATGGGCGAGATGCGTGCTGACTTTGACGAGGAGCGCCAAGACGCGCGCCGACGAGAAACGCAGATCAGGGCCGAATTCACGGAAGCAAAAGAATACATCATCTGGGCCACTAGCTGGGCACACAATGTTTTGACGATGCATTCTTTTCATGGGTGGAAGCCACCCATCCCGCCGTGGATGACGTTTGAGCAGTGGCAGGCGACGCGCCGCGACAATGATTAA